AGTGCCGGGTGAAATAATAACCCCCGGGCCACTATCCACTCGTGGACAGAGGCAGCAGGGTCGGCGTTTACGTCGACGCATGAGATGGGAACTTTTCCAAACATCAATGGATCATATTGCGCTACTCGGTGTTTCAGAGATGAAATCACCGTCACGCAAAGCTCTTTTAAAAAGACCTTTTTGAAGGTCGATAATCTGTGTGGTTCGGATCTAAGGTTTGCGATTTCTTTATCGCAATCCATGGGAAGGATACTAATCCAATCCATTAACTGATCCACTGTCAGACTCTTCAGCGTGTGAATACAGCTAAAGGGATTCTGCAGGATAAACTGCACAGTTCGACTGAATAAAGGTCTTCGAGCCGACCCTGTGAGTTCAGGAGCAAGGACGTCCCACTGCTGTGGAGTGGTGGCTTTTCTAAGAATTGCCACCCCAGGTTCTGTTTCCTTTGTGCCGAAACGGGCGAGGATGCGTTTTGCATACTCTAGCCGCGAGTTCCAAGTTAATGAACTCAGCTCCTCTTTCAATGAAATCGGACTGATGTCTCCATCAGGACTAAATCTTCGATTTGCAAACTCAAAACAGTTGTTAAGAGAATGCAGGGACTTTAAAAGTCCAATCGGGATTGCGAGTCGATCACAAGTTATCTGATATTCAGAAGCTACGAGATGATTGACAGAAATGTCTACATCATCTCCCAGAACCAGGTACGTCTTAAACCATGATGGTCTTCTAGGTTTACCTAGAGATCTCCAATGGGAGAATTGGACCAGAGCATGATGGACAAGAGCCATCGAACCCCAAGAAGATAGGGCTCCCATGGGTTGTCCTGTTCCATAGCGAACCATCCGCTCCATAGTATCCAAATTCGGAGGGAGGAATTCGCGATCAGTCAGTAACTTGGCCCATAACTCGGCACGTTGCCGAGCCTGCTCTATTTCCTCTCCAGGCCCTTTAAGGACCTGCGTCATAACCTCAATATAGAGGGCCATCGGAATTAAATCCGTGGCAGACTTGAGATCGAAAGACCAATGGGGTTTAAATCCCATTTTATAATAAGTCTCGACCGTCCCAGACTGATCAAAAGTAGCATCAGTTGAGATACCTCTAAGGATTCCAAAGAGGTGTTG